ACACCGGATGGGGACACCGTGTGCTCCGCCCTGGTCAATATCGGTAATCAAATCGAGAGTCAAAATAGAATCTTAATTAAAATTTTCACTGCCCTGAAAAATGTTGGGGCGAACTAAATGTAATATAAAAAAATGAAAATATCTCTGGATAATGGTTCGCACGGTCTTGACCGCGAGTGGGTGCATCGTGTACGAAGGTCCCATACCCGAAATAAAAAAAGAGTTGACAGTACGTCCAATCACAGACAATAAAGACTATGGAGGTTTTCCAGCACCACCTTTCAAAGTTTTTCGTATGGCGAAAAAAACGGGTGGTATATGCGTCCCCAAGTTCTATGCCCAAACAAAGTTTGGTCCCCCCGACGAAGACAAACGAACGCCGCCGACGCGGTGTCCCATTCCATTCACCGGAGTCCTTCGAGACACCACCCACCAAAATGCCGCCGTTGACTCGGCTATTCAGGCTTCTTCTGGGCTCCTCAGTTTACCGTGTGGGTATGGGAAGACGACATGTGCGCTGGCGATAGCCGCTCGGCTGGGGTACCGCACGATGATCGTGGTACACAAGAGTTTTCTCGCCGATCAGTGGCGCGAACGCATCGCCCAGTTCTGTCCAGGGTCGACGATCGGGGTCGTGCAGGGTCCACGACTCGACGTCGAGGCGGATTTCGTCATCGCCATGTTACAGAGTCTTTCGCAGAAGGAATACACGACGGAAGATTTCGCATCCATCGGGACGTGTATCGTGGACGAGTGTCACCACATCTGCGCGCGGTCATTCAGTCGAGCGCTGTTCAAACTCAACCCGCGTCACCTGTTCGGGTTGTCAGCCACACCCGACAGGAAAGATGGACTCCGAAAAGTCATGGAATTTTTCATGGGTCCTTGCTTTTTTTCAGTCGAACGAAAAAACCAAGAGAACGTCGAGGTGTTCACCCTTCCTTTCACACACGAAATGTACAAAGAAGGTCCACCGCTGACGCGACAGGGTAAGGTGTGTCTGGCGAACATGATTACCATGCTCGTGGAGTTGAAGGATCGAAACGCGTTCTTGATCAAGACGATCAAGGAGGCGTCCAAGGGCACGCGACGATTACTCGTGCTCACCGACAGACGATGGCACTGCGAGTATCTGAACCAAGCGTTTCCCAACACGTCCGGACTGTACATGGGTGGCATGAAACAACGCGATCTGGAAGCGTCCAGTGAAAAGAAAATAATCTTCGCCACGTTCGCCCAAGCGCACGAGGGGTTGGACATACCGGCGTTGGACACCGTGCTCCTGGCTTCGCCGAAATCGGACATCACGCAATCGATTGGTCGAATCATGCGAGAGACCAAGGGGAAGAAGAATCCGCCATTCATCTACGACGTCAGGGACGATTGGTCAATGTTGGTGTCCATGTTTTACAAACGCATGAAGGTGTACCGAGCGGGTGGGTTCAAGATCCACGGGAAGACACAGACCGCCTCCGGCGCCGACGCCGCCGCCGACGTGCCGAAAGGATTTGCATTTAATTTCTAGTTTTGTAGTAACGATGTCCACCATCAGTCTCGCGAGCAAAGGCATCCAAGACACGTTTCTGTTGTCGGACGATTTGTCGCACAGCCCGTTCCGGTCGAAATTCACGAGACACACGAACTTTGCCCAAACCCCAAAGTACCTGAAGGACATCAACCAACACGACACGAGCATCAAGATTCCGATCGTCGGCGACCTCATCAACGCCGTGTGGTTCGAAGGCACGGACATCGCGACGAAGTTATTCAAGGGATCGACCATCGATCTGTACATCGGCGGTGTGAAGGTAGACAGTCACAAGTACGAATACCTGACGGACATTTGGCAGATTTACCTGTCCCCGACGTGGACGCGATCCCAAGAGATGAACAATCCGGTGTCGACGACGACGAAGGGATTCGTCCCGCTCCACTTTTTCTTTTGCGGTGGGATGCACGGAGGATTCTTACCGTTGGTCGCCATGCAATTTCACGAGGTGGAGATTCGCGTGAACTTGGACGACGCGTACGTGTCCACGCTCACCGCGGACGAACGCAAGGCTCGGTGTTACTGCAACGCGATCTTCTTGGACACAGACGAACGACAAAGTCTCGTGTCTCGGCAGATGGATTTGGTCATCACCCAAGTCCAACACATGTCGTCGGACGTCTTGGACACGGTGACCAACAACGTGAGTGAAATAGGTGGGAACAATTCCATCGATTTGTCCTTCCTGAATCACCCGGTGAAGAGCCTGTTCTTCGGGTACAACACCCTGTCGAGCGATGAAGAGAACGATCGCTTCACGTTTTTGAACGCGGACATCGTCATCAACGGCGAACCGTTGGTCGAACGCATGAGTCCCATGTATTTCCACACCGTGCAGACGTATTACAATTGTCCGTACGGCATCATCCAATTCGACGAGGACAACGATTGTCCGTTTTACACCAGGTATTTCAGTTACCATTTCGCGTTGAACCCAGAACAATACAAGAGCAGTGGGTCGCTGAATTTCAGCAGACTCGACAGCGCCAAACTCGTCCTCCGAGGGGTCGAGAAGGGCGTGAACCGCCCGTCCAACCAGGCACTGACCGTCATGGCGGTGTCTTGGAACGTGCTCACCATCAAGGATGGCGTTTGTGGTTTGCGATTTTCTTCGTAGGTACTAGTAGTGACACATGCCGTTCGTCGGTTCCGTCGGTAAGTTTTCACAGGTGTTCGTGTCCCGCCTCGACCCTCAGAACGTCGAGGCTGGTCAAAACGTGGACAACATCATCTGTGGGGACTTGGAGGCGTCGAATGTGCTTTCCGCCAACATCGGTCTCGCAGGTGTGCTCGATCCCGTGCACACGTTCGAGATGGGTACGCCCACGCCAACTCTGTACATGGACGACGATCAAGACGTCGTGTTGACCGTTCCAGACAGGGCGGCGTATTTCAACAGAACCTTCGTCGGATCGCAGTTGGGTGTGGAGACGAGCAACCCGACGCACGCGTTCGACGTCGGTGCGAATAACGAGTTTTTTATAGACACAGTGCCGGGTGCGACGAACCTTTTGGTCGCCAATGGGAACGTGACCGCTCAGAATATCACCTCGAACCATCGATTGGTCGTCGGCGTGGACGGTTCAGAGAACACCATCACGTTCGACGCCGACGGAGAGACGGCGTTGGATGTTCAGGGGAACGTGATCGTGCAAAAAATTACCGCCACGGACGGTCTGTCGTTCGGTTCGAACATTCAGTTGAACGATACCGGCGATCCAGTCATGCAATTGTACGGGAACGTCGAGACCGTGTCCAATGAATTTACAATCACGGGGAATCTGGTAGTCAACGGGAACGTCATCATCACGGATCTTTCATCTTACACATCCTCGGTCAATCTCGCCGTGACGGATGCGGTGATTTCCATGGGCGTCAACGGTGGATCTGGTCTGGACACGGCGCTGATTTACGACCAAGCGAACGAGAGTAATGTTTTCGTCGGGTATTTGCACGACACCTCGGACCCATCGAGGTTAGTCCTCGGTCGAACCAATCGCGGTCCAGCGGACGTGCAGATCGTTCCCACGAGCGAAGAGATTAACGTGTACGTGATCGGTCGAATGTACACGTCGAACGTTTTGGCGGCGGCGAACACCGCACCCAATCATAACTTTGCGGTGGGGAGTAACATTTGGGCACACGACACCGCGGCTGAAAAATTACACGTCCAAGGGAACGCGTTCGTGACGAATCTCATTGTCGAAAATTCCTTGGAACTCGGATCGAACATCGTGATCGACGACGTCGCGGACAACGTCGTGACAATCACTGGCACCACGGTCACGGGCATTCTTTTAGCCGAGACCCGAGTGGGGATCGCCAACACGAATCCCCAACACACACTGTGTGTCGGGAGTAATTTACATGTAAACGAGATCGGTGCGAATGTCGTCGAGTGTCACGGAAACACGGTGTCGACTCGACTCTCGGCGATGAGTAACCTCGCGGTGGGACGATACACGGGCGACGAAAAGGCACACATCGAAGGTAACATTCGTCTCGGTGGAACCAAGGGCGTGGACGCGAACTCGAACTCGTCCATCCTGTCCACCGGACAAATCATCATCCACGCCAACGATTTCGGGACCGATGCGTCGTACACAGATCTCATCATGAAATCTGGTCCGACGACCTCCAACGTCTCTTCGATCGAGGTCAAAGGAAGCAACAGCGACAGCGCCACGCAAAAGATTGTCTTCAAGACGAAGAATGCGGAACGCGCGGTCATCACATCGAGTGGGAACATAGGTCTCGCCAACACCGCGCCAGTGGAACGAGTCACCATCGGCGGTGGAAACGTGCTCGTCACGGGTTCGAACGCCTTCATCGCCGGTCAACAATTCGTGAGCGGGTCGGTGTCGACCCAAATGTATTCCGATTTAGCGACGAGTCGCGGTCACATTCAGAGTCGAGTCGGGAGTGGACAGAGTCTAAACTTTAGCGTGACCAGTGGGGCGACGATCGGGACGCCAAGGATGACCATCACGGATACCGGACGCGTGGGCGTGGGTTCGACGAGCCCGGAGGCGTTGTTCCAAACGAACGGATCGGCGTTCATCAATCCACAGGTTGTCCTTCGAAACAATTTCGTGCACGGTGATGCACCGCTCACGGTGACCAACCAGAGCGTGACGAGTCAAGACGACGTCATGCGCACGGCGCTCAACCTGTGTCGTCAAGGATTCGGGACGATTTTCGGGTCGAAGGCTGAATTTCAATTGGGTCGATACGCGAACGGGGGCGCGGGGAACGATTCTCGCACGCGAATGGACATCAATCTGTCCAACGGGTCGTACGACAGTCGAAATATCATGACCCTTCGCGGGGACAACAAAGTTGGCTTCGGCACGCACACGCCTCTGTCCAAGGTTGACATTCGAACGTCTGGGAACAGAAATCACATCGGGAACGGTCTGTTGGTGTTCAACCCGATCGATCAAGACGTGGACGAAGACGCCATCATCACCGTGCAAGTGCGCGAAGATTCGGGCGACGCATTCACGTCCTATAGCATTTGGAACGGGTCCACCGCGTACGGGGGATGGTCCGTCGGGGTCGAGAACACCTCGAACGTGTTGGAGAGACACAAGAATTTCAGAATCACCAATAACGTGTACTCGGTGTCGAACGTCGAAGCGACCGCGTTCTTCATCGACGGCATCACATCAAACGTGGGCATCGGCACGGATGTGACCCCGAGAGGTTTGACAATCGATGCAGATGTGAAGTTGAAAAATATCATCGAATTCGCGGGCGTCGGCACGCCCGGAAGCGGACTCGAGGACATACAAAACCAATCCTACCCGTTCCCACACACGTTCGTGCAAGAGCGCGAGTACAACACGTCCGGTCGATCCGAGTTGTTGCTGTTCAAAGGGAACGACACGGCGGATCACATCCGCCACGTCGCCGGTCGTCACTTGTTCGAGTGTTACAGATCCACCATCACGGACGAGACGACGTTCAACAACATCATCGAGGACGATGCGTACGGCACGTTCACCGCCGTACCCGTGTTGAGCGTCTCTGGGTCTGGTGATAACGGCGGTCGCGTGCTCATCAACGTCGACGAGAACGACGAAGACGACGCCGACGACGAAACCTCGCTGTACGTGCAAGGTGGCGTGCGCGTCACGCACTCGAGTGTGAGTAACGGTCGTTTTTCGTGTGGAGGTGATTTGTACATCCAATCCGACGATCTTGCGTCTCTGAACCAGATCGTCAACAGAAATGATTTCGATTTCATGTTGGTGGCTGGTGATGGGGACGAGGCGATGCGCGTCAAGTCAAACGCGCTCGTGGGTTTCGGAACGCCCTTGCCCGCGTCGAACGTGCACGTGTACACGGGTGTGACGGGTGACGTCGACGTTTTGCGCATAGAATCACCGTCGACCACCGGATTGAAAAAGACTGGCATGCAACTCATCACCGAAGATGGGTACGGGGCGTACGCCCGTGGGTATCGAGACGTCGGGTCGAGCACGGGTATGATTTTAGGTTCGATCGACGCCAGCGTGGAAAGCGATGCTGTGTGGATCACAGACGGGAAAGTGGGTGTAGGTACGGACGCACCGGGAACATCCAAATTCGCCGTGTACGATGGTGACGCTCGAATCGAACATTCCAGTGGGAACGCGGTGATTCAGATGGTCACCACCGGTGGTCTTTCTAACTTGTATTCGGGTACGGATGGCGATTTGTACATGCAACCGGTCGGTGCGAACGTCATCGTGCAAGGGTCGTTGAACGTCACGACGGACATTTCGTTCGGTGGCAAGATTGAGTTAGGGAACGCCATCGGTGTCGGCGTCGCGTCTCCTCTCACGGCGCTTCACGTCGTCGGTGGGTCGATCACCGAGGGTGATAACGTCGCGTGTAAACGATACTCGACGAGTTTCACGCTCGGGTCGGGTGTCGCGAAGGACGTCATCCTGAACTTTGGGAACGGGAGTTTCTATGCCAAGATCAAATGCATGCTCAGGGAGGTGAGCAGTTCGAATCGGGATTACATCAACACGATGATCCTGGAGGTGACGGGTGGAAACGGGTTGGGGAATCAGTCGTCCATCCCCATCGCGGTCGGTACGAAAAACATATTCGGTGGAACGTCCAACCCGTACCCGTGGAGTTCGACCATCACGACCACGGCGACAAGGGTTCGGTTCACACCCGCGAACGTGCTCTCGACGAGACAATACACGTACGACATACACGTCAAACTGTACTCGAGCGTGTCCAGTGGGAAATTGGCGAGTGTCCAATATGACAATTCTAATCCTAAGACTGTGCAAACCTATTCGTACTAAATCGTGAATCGAGAAGGATCGATTCAGGGTGAAGCAGTTTTTTTACTTTACTTGGTCCGTCAGCATGAGAGCGATGCTGGCGACGATGAAAAAGAGCACAGCGAAATTGCATTCGCTCTCCTCTCGTCCGACGCTCACCACCCGAGGCTGATCAGGCGTCGGTTGCTGCTGAGCTCGGACGGTCGGAACTCGCCTGACGACAGGCGCGTCCTCCTCGTCTAGTGGACAGAAGGCTACCATATAATACTAGCCTTAGAGATTAATTTCATTCTTCTTTTTTCTGCCGCGCTTCTTAGGTGCGGTTTTCGGGAGTTGGACCTCCTTGACGTCGTCCTCATCGTCTGGGAAATCCCCCTCGGACACGATGTCGGAGATTTCATCCTCCTCTGGTGTTTCGTCGGGTCTGGGATCGACCGTGGTCGACATCGGCGGCGGCGGGGGCATCGAGATGCCACCCATCAGCGACGACAGGTCGAGCCCTGGGATTCCCATCTGCGGACCCTTCATCTCGTACCCGGATCCACCCTGCGGCGGCGCGCCACCCGCCGCTTGGGTCTTCTGCACCGCGGAGAACATCTGACCGACGAGTTCTGGATTTTGTTTCAGGACGTCCGTCATGTTCGGCAACGCCTTGAACATAGAATTCGACAGGTGGAACGCGAAGCCCGATCCCGCCAACATCATGATCAGTTTTACCTCGGGCGCCATCTGCATCGAGTTCTTGTATTTCACCGCGAGTTCCTCGAGCACGGGGTCGTAATCGTCCAGTGACTCCATGACGGATTCGCTCCACCCGGTCAACTCCAACGACAGCGGATCGTATTTCTTGTTCAACCATTCTAGTCCAGTCACACATGCCACGAGCGCGCGTCTACTGAATTTCACGCTCTGCTCAATCTCGATTCCGTACGTCACCCTCTTGTATTCCGCTCTAAGATCTTCGATCGGTGTGTACACGTTCATGCGTTTGTTGACGATGACCCCCTTCTTCTGACCCAACCTCTGCAGTTTGGAAAGCAAATCGCACTTTTCGTCGTCGATGGACGAAAACCCCTTGGACGGTTGGTCGGACGAGTGCTGCTGTCGTCGAACGGGGACGTCTTCCTCTTCGTAGTCCTCGCCGTCGGAATAGTTTGCGTACTCGTCGGCGAGGTCCTCCTCCACAGCAGGCGGAGGCGCCTGCGTCGCCTGTTTCGTCGGATTCATGAAGGCATCCAAATCGATGTCCTCGTCGTCGTCTTCGTTCATGTACCGCGCGGGCGCTTTCTTCTTCTGTACCCGAGTCGGGCGAGACCGAGTGATCTCGATCTCGTCCATCAGGCGCTGTTCGTCCGCACTCAAGTTCATGACCGAAGGATTGTCACCCCGATCGATGACGAATTCTTCACCCATGATCTAGTACTCTCGTTGAAAATACACGGAGCGCTTTAACGCACTTTTCGAAAAAATAATATTGACTCATATTACCAATGATCAAACTCAACAATACGAACCGCAGGGCGCTCACGTGGATCGCCGTCCTGATCATCGCGATCCTATGCCTCGGCGCCGTCTCCAGTGGTTACGTCGGTGCCCCCATCGTCATCAAGCAAGACCTCGAAGGGTCGTTCTGGGATCTCAAGCAAGACCTCGAATGCACGCCGGGTCACGTCAAGGGCGCCGCTTACAGCCGAGGCGGTGTCCCGGGCGGCTTGTGTGGTGACCAACAGTGGGTTCGTCAATCCGCGACGTACGAAATCGTCGACGAATAAAATTTGTAACCGTAAAGTATAATGGCTCTCGTGACTGCACCCCAGTCGTCGACTCCTGATCTTCAATACGAATATCACACCATCACTTTGGACAGCGTCGGACAGTCCAGCGCGAACACGTTCACGTGTCATCTCCAGACCCCTCTGAGGAACGTCGTTCAAGCCAGACTCGTCGCCGCGCACATTCACTCCAACGCATCGGTCGAACACTGCTATGTCTCCATCAAAGAGTTGGACACGTTCTTCAACGATCGAGCATTCAAGGCTCTGGATGAGCAACAATCGATGTCCAAGGTGAGACACTCCTTCGCCAGTATCGTCTCCGAAGCCGCCACGCACGGGGCGAACCAACTCATCCTGTTCCGAGACAACTACCCGATCGTCACTCAGTACATCGATCCAGTCCGATCGATCGACCGGTTTCAAGTGAAAATCATGGATCAAGACGGGAACACCATACAAAATTCCACGGACGCCGGTGATAATTTCCTCGTCATTCGCTTCGTTTGCATGAAAAGAAATTTGTGAGAGTATTGTAAATGTCGTCGGGTGTCACCGTCTTGACCGCCGTCGGTCAACAGGATAAATGGATCCACTCCGACGGCGCCGAGGGTGTCTCGTTCTTCAATCAAGTGTGGAAGAGACACTCGAACTTTTCACAATCGATCGAGAAGAATTACATCCAAGGTGCCGTGCGAAACGGTGGTCTGTCCAAGATTTTGATTCAAAAGTCGGGTGATTTGCTGGGGTACACGTATTTCACGATCGACAACGGCACTCAAGCGCTCGACTCGAACGATTGGCGAACGCTCATCGAGTACACGGAATTGCGGATCGGTGGCGAAACCATCGATCGTCAATACGCCGATTGGTCCGAGACCGTGGCGGTGGACATGCTCGCCGGAAACTCGTCCCGGTCAGCGCTCGGTCCGCACCCGGGTCTGTCCTCGTCCTCGTTCTTCTACCCGCTCCGTTTCTTCTTCTGCGAGACCCCGTCGCTGGCGCTTCCACTCACTGGCATTCAACTGCAAGACGTGGAGATTTACATCAAGTGGGGGTCAAACGTCGAAGGCAAACAGGTCGAGTGTTACTCGCAGTATTACTACGTCGACGCCGAAGAGAGGAAGGCGCTCACCAACACCCGACACATGCTCATCTACCAAGTTCAGAAAAACATCGCCTCGAGAGAACTCGTGCAAGATCTGACGTTTAATCATCCACTGAAATTCATCGCCAGTTCCAACACGTCTTCGAGCAGTCCACTGAAACGCGTGGACAACAGAATCAAAATTCAAATCAACGGCGAAGACGTCACACCGTTTCGATACGGCAAGCCACACTTTTGTGAGGTGAGTCATTACTTTCACACGAGTTTCGTGAACTCTCCGGATTTGTTCATGTATCCATTCTGTGTGACTACCAATCTTTTCCAGCCCACGGGATCGTTGAACGCCAGTCGGGTGTCGAGTCTGCGTATCGTGTCCGAAACTCTTCCCCTCACGGATACCATCTGGGCGCTCAACCTGAACGTGCTCACCATCGATAAAGGCTGTGCCGGTCTGCGCTTCGCCAATTAACCCTACCCTGTCTCAGTTCCGTCCCTCACTACGGAATTAAAATAGGGCTTAACAATAGTATGGTGAAGAATTTACCGAGCGTGGAGCGATCCCAGAAGATTCGCCTCGGAAAGTTCACACCGGATGTACAGGCAACTGACACCATCGTGATCAACGCCACGTCGGACGACATCACGACGACCGATTCCGGTTTGTACGTCGCCCCCATACGCTACGACGCCACGCCCGGTGCGGCGAACACGATCGGGTACGACTCGACGACGAAAGAGATCGTTCAGACGTCGTTTCCAGTCAATCAAACCCAAGGACTCCAAGAGGTGACGTCGAACGGGGCGGTGACCACGCTGGGTGTCCAAGTCTCGAACACATTCACAGCCACCAGAGTACAAGTCGGGTCGGGGGCGAGCGCGGACGACGTGAACGTGTTCGTCGTGCGGGGTGGGGTTCTGATCGAAGGGAACTTGGTGGCGACCGGGGACACGACCTTCGTGCGAAGCAATAACGTGTCCATCACGGATCCGCTCTTGGAGTTGGGTGGAAACAACAATTCAGAATCGTTCGTGTACGATGTTGGGATAATCATGAATCGACCGGGTGAAAACGTCGGGTTCGCCTACCTCGAGACCAGAGACGAATTGACCGTGGCGCTGACGTCGAACACGGCGACGGATCGATTCATCGAGACCTCGTCCAATCTCTTGACCATGAACGTCGTCGGCGACGTGTACGCGAACGCGTATTTCGGCGAAGGGTCGACGCTGACCAACGTCGCACACCTGGACGATTTCCTGTCGAATGTGACACGCATCGGTGATTTGGAGACAGAACTCACGTCGAACGCATCGCGCGTCGGGGACTTAGAGACCGTGCAGTCGAGCAACGCCCAACGTCTGTCGACACTCGAACAGTATCACGACGACAACGTCATCCGACTCAATCTGTTGTACAATTTGCAAGCGTCCAACGCCGCGTTCTTGAACACGCTCGCGTCCTATCACAGTAGTAACGTGACTCGGATTTCAAATCTCGAAACATGGCTCGACGACAACAGCGTTCGGATCACCAACCTGTCGAGCAATCTCGCAGACAACAGCGCCAGGATTTCATTGCTCAACACATGGCTCCAAGACAACTCGTTCAGGATCACCACGAACAGTGACAATCTCTCGAGTAATCACTACAGATTGACCAACGTGGAATCGAACTTGGTGGCGAACTCGAACAGAATCACAAACCTGAGCCTCGACGTCTACTCCATCGACGGTCGCGTCACGGTGTTGGAAAGTGAGACGAGCAACCTTCGAGCCGATCTCACGTCGAATGTCACCATACTCAACAATACCATCCTCGAGCTCGACAGCAACGCGTCTCGCGTCGAGGCGTTGGAGATTTTGAAAGCACCCATCGACAATCCATCTTTCACGGGGGTGATAAGTGGTGATGCTGGGGGGATTTCAAACGTCGATTTGCAACACGTCACGAGCGATGGGAACGCGACCACGGAGACCGTGCGCTTCACGTCCCCGACCGTCGCCTTCGTGACAGACTCCACCGTCGGCATAGCCACCGACGCCCCAGACACGAATTACACCCTCCACGCGTCCGGTGACATAAAGGTCGACTCGAACGTCGAAGCGACGACGTTCATCGCCCCGGGGACGCACATCAACCTCGACGGTACAAATAAACTCAGTGGGAATACGACTGTGTATGGGAATCTCAACGTGTTTGGCAACGTCACATACTTGGACACCGAAAACGTCTACGTGAAAGATCCCATCCTCGGGATAGGCAATCCAGGTGCCCAAGACAGCGGTGTCATCGCCATGTCCGGAGGTCCCGGATCGAACGTCGCGTTCGGGTATAACA